TTTTATTTCTTGATCTACAAATTTTTTAATAGTGGCCCAATTTTGTGTGCAATTATATTTTTTTGCTAAGTTTTTATAAATAACATGTTCACCAAAACCTAGGCTTGTATAAGACTTCACTTCTTTTTTTAGTATTTCTCTTGCTTTTAATAAATCTTCCGCACTAATCATTTTGTTTCTCCAATATTTTTACGCAAATTTTTTTTAATGTTTTAAGGCTTACAGGTTCTTCATTTATGATCTTATGTAAAGTTTTCCACCAACAATCATATTTTTTTGCTATTTCTTGTAAACTTACTCTCTCAGACTCTTTAGCAAATATAGAACTAAGTGCATTTCTATAATCTATATATTCTTTTTTTAGAATATCTATAGCTTTTGCCATTTGTTCAATAGTTATGTCTTCAGGTGTCATTTTTTTTCTCCAGGTTGATACTCTTCTGCTTCTTTGATTTGTTCTTTTATTGTTTGTATTTTATCGTTAAGTATATAAAAATTTTTATCTGACAAATTTCTATTTATTACCATAAATTCTCTAATGGTTCTTAATGCAAGACCACATATTTTTGCGAGAGAGCTATCGGTAAATCCATATTTATCTTGTAAGTATTCAATATCTTTACGCATTTTTATCATTTCAACTTCTTTTATCATTTTGTTTCTTCTTTTTGCTAAACTTCTCCTCCCATACGTTTTTAAGTTTAGTTATATCCCTTTCTTTTTTTTTCTTAAATATTCTATCCCAGCCCTCACTCCACTTATCGTAGTTTCCTGGTCTTTGCTTATTGCCTTTACTCAAACTCGTATCCCAACATAACTTCAACTATGCTTGGAGTATTATAAACAGTAGGTCTTTCCCCATCCCTAACGGCTTTATAATCTCCAAGCGTTTTCTCTAGTTGATCCCATCCCCTGTCCATATCCTCATCATGCATCTTGAATATTTTAGTTGCAAATGGAGCTTTGGTT